GCGCGCCCGCGAAGGTGTCGCTGGCGACACAGATCGCCGAGGTCCGTCGCGAGATCGGCAAGCGGCGCGAGGTCTATCCGCGCCTGGTCGGCAAGGGCTCGATGCGGCAGGCAGAGGCCGACCTTCTGATTTCCCACATGGAAGCCGTCCTTTCGACGCTGCAGTTTCTCAAGGATAATGAGAGCGTCATCCGCGATTGCATCGCCGCACGGCATGGAGGCGCGGCATGAGCGCGTATTTCGCCTCCATCCCGCTCACCCGGATCGACGTTCCGGCGGATCGCCTTCGCCGGGTCAAGCCATGGCGGGCCGAGACGCTCGGCAAGGAATTCGCCGCCGGCCAGCCGCAGCAGCATCCGGTCAACCTTGTCGCCGAGGAAAGCGGCCGGTTCACCCTGATCTCGGGCGCCACCCGGCTCGACGCCGCGCATCTGGCGGGCTGGGAGGCGGTCGACGCGCGCGTGACGCCGGCGGGTGAGATCACCGCCGAGCAGCGCCGCATGCTCGAGATCACCGAGAACCTCAATCGCGAAAGCCTGACGGCGCTCGAAAAGGCGGAAAGCCTCGCGGAGCTGAAAGAGCTGCACGAGGCCCTCTATCCCCTCGTCAGGAACGGAGGAGACCGCCGCTCGAAAGCAGCGCGGCAGGCCCGCGCCGATCAGAACGAAATTTTTTCGTTCCGATCGGAAGCGGCCGAAATGACAGGCCTTTCGCGGCGTGCGATCGAGATCGCGGTGGCCATCGCAACCGGGCTTTCCGATGCGGTGAAGAACCGGCTGCGCGAGACCTGGCTCGAGGACCACCAGGCCGGCCTGCGCCTCCTCTCCGAACAGCCGGAAGAGGCCCAGCACCAGGCGCTCGACCTCCTCTTCTCTTCGCCGCCTGAAGCCGCGAACGTCGCCGACGCGCTGGCGCTGGTCGCCGGCAGGCGGCTCCTCACCGCGTCGGAGAAGCGCTTCGCCTCCACGCTCGGCAATTTCGCCCGCATGAGCGAACGCGAGCGCGCCGACTTCCTCGACACGCAGGAAGCTTTCGTCCGCGCGCACGCCAAGAAAAGGGGGTGGTTCTGATGGCGATCGCGCGGGGCGACCGTTCCACTCTCGATCTCTTCGTCGACTGGCAGCCGCCGAAGACGACAATGGGTTTCGAGCCGGCCGATCTCGCCGGCGACCGCCTGTCCTCGAAGATCAGCCGCGCGGTCGGCCTGGCGCTGAAGCGGTCGGGCAAGTCGCGCGGCGAGATCGCCGAGGCGATGAGCGCCAAGCTGGGCAGCCCGATCAGCGCCGACATGCTCGACGCCTACGCGTCGGAGGCGAAGGAGAGCCACAAGATCACGCTGGAGCGCTTCATGGCGCTGATCGAGGCCACCGGCTGCCTCGATCTCCTCGGCCTGGTCGCCGAACCCTTCGGCTGCGCGGTGGTGCCGGAGAAATACGCGCCGCTGATCGAGCTGCATTTCATCGAAGAGCATCAATTCGAGATCGTGCGGCGCAAGCAGGAACTGGAAGCACGCTTCCGGGGGCGGCGATGACGGATCTCGTCTGCTGCCCCGTTCCCGGCTGCGACCACGCCATCCCCAAGGAGAACGAGGTCTGTGTCGAGTGCTATTTCTCGCTGCCGCCGCACGAAGCCCGGCTTCTCGTCCGCACCCGCATCGTGCGCGACCGCGCCGAGTCGGAAGAGGCCCGGGCGCGGCTGACCGAAACGCTCGAGCGCTACCTCGAAGTCGCGATTTCCCACGTTCCGTCGCGTCCGGCCTCGGCTCCCAGCCAGGCAACGGAGTCGGCACCGGTCAGCTCCGCCTGGTCGGAGATCGGCTATCGGAGGGCGCGCCCTTGAAACTGTGGCTGACCGCCCAGGAATTCGCAGAGCTCGCCGCCGACGGCGCGCTGCCTGGCCTGCCGGCGACCAAGCGCGGCATGAACGAGCTGATCCGCCGCGAGGCATGGGATGGCCGGCCTACCCTCTGCCGCGAGCGGCGCGGCCGCGAAGGCGGCGGCGGGCTCGAATACCATATCGACAATCTGCCGCTTCCCCTGCGGCTAGCCTATGCGGGCCGCTTCGTGCGCGTCGTGGCGGAGGATCTGCACCCGGCGATCACGGATGCCGACGGTCTGACGGCGAAAGGCAGGACGGTGCGCGACGCGCGGCTGGTCGTCGTCCGGCTCGCCGACCGTTTCCGCCATGACGGGGCGTTGTCGATCGTCGCCGCCGACACGCTCTTTTCCGACCTCTTCAACGCCGGTTCAATCGACGTTCCGGCCTTCGTCACCGGGGAAATCGGGAAGCTTTCAGCGCGCACGCTGGCGCGCTGGCGCTCGATCCGCGACCGCGCCGGCACCGATGCGCTCGGCTACGACGCCGCGGCGATGCGGAAAGGCACCGGGGCGCTCGACCGGGCGCTTGGCGGCAAGGTCAGAACGGCGGTGCTGGCGGCGATCGCCAAGAAGCCTTTCATATCCGCGAAGGACGTCGAGGCCTTCATCATCGACAATTTCGGCACGGAGTTCCCCGTACCGCCGCTACGGACCATCCAGCAGACAATCAAGACCTGGAAAGTCCAATACCGTAACGAGCTGCTGCTCCTCACCGATCCGGACCGCTACCGCAGCGCGGTCGAATTCTCCGCTGTCAACGCCACCCGCGCCGATCGCCTCAACGAGCTGTGGCAGATCGACGCCTCGCCGGCCGACGTCATGCTGAAGCAAGGCCGTCATTCGGTCTATCTCGCGATCGACATCTTCTCCAGGCGCACGAAGGTGCTCGTGACGCCGACACCGCGCGCCGCCGGCGTCGGGCTCCTGATGCGCAAGTGCATCCTGGCCTGGGGCGTGCCGGAAATCGTCAACACCGACAACGGCTCGGATTTCATCGCCCACGCCACCAAGCGGCTGCTCGCGGCGCTCCGCATCGAGGTCAAGCTGTCGGCGCCCTTCGAGCCGCGTTCAAAAGGCAATGTCGAGCGCGCGATCGGCACCTTCCAGCGCAGCCTCGCGGGGCTGCCCGGTTTCATCGGTCACTCGGTCGCCGACCGCAAGGTGATCGAAAACCGCAAGGCTTTTTCAAAACGCATCGGCGCCGATCCGGCCGAGCTCTTCGAGGTCGATATGGACCTCGCCGAGTTCCAGGCCTGGTGCGACGACTGGTCGGACAAGATCTACGCCACGACCCCTCACGAGGGCCTCGGCGGCCGCACGCCTTTCCAGGCGGCCGCCGCCTATGCCGGCGAGGTCCGGCGGATCGCCAGCGAAGCGGCGCTCGACGTGCTGCTGGCGCCGGCGCCGGGCAAGGACGGTCTGCGCACCGTGACCAAGACCGGCATCCGCATCGGCGGTTCGCACTATCTCACCGGCGCCGCCATGCCGGGTACCACCGTCTTCTGCCGCATGGACCCGGCCGACCTCGGCCGCATCCTGCTTTTCGAGCCGGACGGCGAGATCTTCATCGGCGAGGCGCATTGCCCCGAACTCGCCGGCCTCGACCCGGTCGAGACCATCGCCCGGGTCAAGGCCGCGCAGAAGGCCTTCATGGACGAGCGCGTCAGGCCGATCCGAGCCGAAATGAAGAAGATCGGCCCGCGCGCCATCGCCGATGCCGTGCGCCGCCAGGGCGAGAAGCGGGCCGCCAAGCTGATCGCCTTCCCGCAGCGTCGGGAGACCCATTCCACGCCGGCGCTCGATGCCGCGCGCGCCGCCTTGCGAAAGAACGAGGCGGCGCCGCTGCCGGCGGAAGCGGCGAAGCTCCACGCGGAGCTTCTCCAGGAGGCGGCCCCCTCGGCCCTCCCGGCCGTCTCCCCGGCAAGGGGAGAGATCACCAGGCTTCCCGAGACGCGCGAACAGCGCTTCCGCCGCGCCCTCGACATCGAAAGGCGGATGGCCGCCGGCGACGAGGTCGCCGAGCGCGATCTCCTCTGGCTCGGCGGTTACCGCGCCGGGGCGGAATACCAGGCGTTGCGTCAAGTGTTCGACGAGTTCGGCGAGGCGATGAGCCTCTAACCAGGGCACCGGGCGGCATCCCGAACAGATCGGGGGGCGGTCCACAGGATCAGGCAAGGAAATGAACGCAACCCTTCAAAACGTACGGCCGGGCTCGGTGGCGCCGCTCAAGAACGTCGCCGCCTGCCTGGCGCTCGTCCACACGCTGCAGCACCGTCCGGTCTACCTCCCGAACATCGGCGTGCTCTCCGGCTTCTCCGGCTACGGCAAGACGATGGCGGCGCAATATTGCTGGAACAAGACGGGCGCCGTCTTCGTCGAGGTCTTCGACTTCTGGACGCGAAAGAAATTCTGCCAGGCGATCCTGGCCGAACTCGGCGTCGCCCAGCCGAAGGGCACGATCGGCGACCTGATGGACGACATCATCGCGCGGCTCGGCGACGACCCGTCGCGCCCCCTCATCATCGACGAGGCCGACAAGCTCGTCGACAAGGGGATGATCGAGCTGGTGCGCGACATCAACAAGGCGGCGCAGGTGCCGGTGCTTCTCGTCGGCGAGGAGCTTCTCCCGCACAAGCTCGAAGCGCATGAGCGCGTCCACAACCGCGTGCTCGAATGGGTGCTGGCTCAGCCCTGCGACCTGGAAGACACCCGCGCTCTCGCCCGCTTCCTCTATCCGAAGCTGTCGATCACGGATGCATTGCTCGACCGCATCCGCGAAGAGACCGGCGGCAAGGCCAGGCGCATCGCCACGACGCTCAACGAGGCGGCGTCCTTCGCCGCCAACAGCGGCATCACGACCCTCGATATCGGCAACTATTCCGGCCGCATCTTCACCGGCGAGACGCCGAAGCGCTTCCGGAAGGCCGCGTGATGTCGAACGAGGTCAAGTTCAGATTGCGCGGGAATCTCGCGCGGCGCGGCCAGGACCATGCCTGGGCGACCATCCGGAAGCTCGGGGCGAACGGTGGCCTATTCACCGTCGATGACGTGCACGGCCTTTCCAACGATCCGCGCCGCTCGTCGGTCGCCGAATTCATGTGGCGGCTGGAAAAGGCGGGCTTCATCGTCCGGGCCGGCACGGTCGCGGGCGCGGAACCCGGCCGCCGCCGGCGCCAGTTTCGGCTGGCCAAGCCGCAGAAGGCGACGCCGAACGTCGATCGCGACGGCGGCAACCGGCCGCGCCTGTCGGCCCGCCAGTCGATGTGGAACGTGATGCGCGGTCCGGCCGGCCGGCGCGGCTTCACCGTCGACGATCTGGTGCTCTGCGGCTCGACCGACGAGGCGCCGGTGACGCGCGCCGGCGCGCAGAGCTACGTCAACCTGCTCGCCCGCGCCGGCTACCTGCTCCGCCTCGGCTCCCGGCGCTCGGCGAGCTTTCGTCTGAAGCCGAGCATGAACACCGGTCCCATGATGCCGCGCGTGCTCGCCAGCAAGGACGTTTACGACCAGAACCTGGACCGGGTCTTCGACCGCGCCGGAGCGTCGTCATGAACGCCACCCCGACCATGGTGGAGAAGGCCGCCGCCGCGCATGGCGGCGCGGCGCCGGACTGGATCGTCGCGCTCGCCGAGCTCGTCGACCGCGAGGGCCTGCGCGGCGCGGAAAAGCGCATCGGCTATTCGCCGGCAGCGCTCTCCAACGTCATCCGCGCACGCTACACGGGCGACGTGGGACGGGTCGAGGAGAAGGTGCGCGGCGCGCTGATGGGGGTCGTCGTCGACTGCCCGGTGCTCGGCGAGATCGGCCGCAACCAGTGCCTCGACTGGCAGAGGAAGCCCTTCGCCGCGACCAGCTCCATCCGCGTCTCGGTCTATCACGCCTGCCGGGGCGGCTGTCCGCATTCGGCCCTTCGACAGACTCCGGAGCGAGGCGACGGCCATGAGTGAACGCGCCTTGAGCCGGTCGATCGCGCAGATGGCGTCGCTGCTGGAGCCGTTCGCCACCGGCCGCCGGCCCGCCGACCCCGAGATCTTCGCCGCCTTCGGCCGCTGCCTCGTCCAGTTGGAGATCATGGCGCGGATTCTCGAACTGCGCGCCGCCCGCCAGCAACCCGATCCGGAGGCGCTCGCTGCCGCCGCCAACATCATCCGCTTTCCAGCGAAAGGAGAAAGACATGGACGCCGTCATTCTTGAGGATACCCCGGTCGGCGTGACGCTGGTCAACGGCAAGCCCTATATGCCCGATGCCAAGGGCAATCTCGTCCCGCTGGAATCGGTCAAGCCGGCCGACAAGCTGGAGGACGAGACGGTGCGCAAGATCATCGGCTATGCCGACGATCTCTCCGCCCAGATCACCCGTTTCCGCCAGCACACCTTCGACGATCTCGGCGCCTACGAGGCGCTGCTCGCCCAGGAATACGGCGCCTCGAAGGGCGGCACCAAGGGCAACAAGACCTTCATGACCTTCGACGGGCTGATGAAGGTGCAGGTCCAGGTGGCGGATTTCATCGACTTCGGCGCGCAGCTGCAGACGGCGAAGACGCTGATCGACGAGTGCCTCACCGAATGGTCGGCGGAGAGCAGGCCCGAGATCCGGGCGATCGTTGCCCGCGCCTTCAACGTCGACAAGGCCGGCCAGATCAACCGGTCTGAAATCTTCATGCTGCTCCGCCTCGACATCGAGGACGAGCGCTGGCAGCGCGCCATGGCCGCGATCCGCGACGCCATGAAGGTGGTGGGCTCGAAAACATATGTCCGCTGCTATCGCCGCGACAAGCAGGACGCGCCCTGGCGCGCCATCACCATCGACCTGGCCAAGGCATAGGGGGCGGCGATGGCAAAAGAGCAGAGCATTCACGCGCACATCGAAGAGCAGCTAGTCCTGGTCGCCTACATCGCCGAGGACGGCGCATTTCACGCTGCGGCGCGCATCCTGCGCGAGCTGGCGGAGCGGCTCGAAAATCATGCAGACGACTGCGACGAGCGCCTGCGCTGCCTCGGCGAGATGTCGGAAGAGACGGAGGCGCATCATGGCTGATCCCGTCCTCGACCTCCCCTCCGCCCTGCCAATCGTCGAACGCGCCGTTGACGCGCACACCAAAGCTCTGGAAGTCGTCAGCGCCCTGCAGGATTACGAGACCTATCGCAATACATGCCGATCGGCAGATAGCGCACTGGAGCTGGCCGTCGTGCAGATCGGCGCGACCATCCGCGACAAGAGCAGCGAGACGGCCGTGCGCATCGCCGGCATTCGCAGCACGTCGACCATGGGGCTCGGCGGCGCTCTTCGAAACTGGCTGACCGCTGCGCGGAACAAGCTGGCGGCTATCGAAGGCCGAGAAGCGCGATATCCGTCACCCTATGGCACCGAGGCCGGAATGAAGGGTGGCCTCGGCCGTGACGACGATCCGCTCAACCCGCACGGGTTCGGGCCGGTGCCGATCGGGCCGAAGGAAGAACGCGACGGCTGTTCCGTCTGCGGAGAGCCCTTCAAGGACGGTGATATCTGCGCGACCGATATCAATCTCGGCACCTGCCATGCTAGGTGCCTCGAGGGCTGCTCGACCGTCAACCTCACTACCGGCGAACGTGTCGACGGGCCGATCCCGATCTATCCGTACGAAAGGGCAAGGTGATGGACGCCGTGCGCGCCTGCCGCGTCTGCGGCTGCACCGACATGGCCGCCTGCGTGACGGCGGACGGTGCCTGTTATTGGGTCGAACCGGATTTGTGCTCCGCCTGCATCGCTGGGCTTGAGCGCTTTCCGTGCTTTCGCGTCGACGACGGTAAGCTCTGCCGTCAGGACCGCCCGGGCGCGCGCTGGGAACCGCTTGGCGACGATCATGCCAACGAGGTGCTCGCGTGGCTGGACGGACATCTGCCCGGTCGGCTCGCCACCTGCCTTGCCGATTGCATCGACACGCCGCTGCTAAAACTCGGCGACATCGAGGGCGCAGCCGGCCGGCAGATCGATATCCGCCTTGGCGCCTTCAACCGCGACCTTGCCGACCGCGCCGCCGGGCTCCTTGAGGAGGCGGGGCGATGATCGCGGGCGGCGAATTAGCGCGCGTACGCGGTAAGCAGTTCTCGCGTTCCATCGATCATCCTCTGGAATACGATGCCGACCACCTCAAGTCGCGCGATTTCCTCAAGAATAGCAGTTTTCTCGTTGTGGCCCATCTCATGGGCCTCTCCGATCTCAAGCCGCATGAAATCCATGGAACGTGTGACCGTGCATTGCGTATCGACCAGCCGGAAAGCCTCCACCAACTCTGCCGTGAAAAGCGGCAGACATTCCCCGACCATGTCGTCGCTGATCGCTTTTCTGATGAAGCCCGCCACGTTCATAAGATCTCTCAGTGTAGGCGGAGGCAGGGTGTCCACGTCACCGTTGATTCTTCTCTTGAAGCCATCCAAGGCATTGCGAAAAACCGGCACTGCCGCCTGATATTTCGACAGCACCGCATAGGCGCGCCGGACGCGCAACTCATCTGCGCGCAAGTTCAATTTCACCAGATCCTTGTGTCGGACCTGCTGCCTCCAGTCGGTACGCTCCATCTGAAAGATCGTCAGCCCGGCGGCCACGACAGCCAGAATGCCGGCGAACAACGTTTGCCATTTGTAGAGAAAGTCTACAGTTCCCGAAGTTCCCGCGCCAGCAATCCCCAGGCAAACGCCCATCAGCGTCGCGATCGCCAGATTGACCAGCGGCAGCCAATCCGTCCATTTCATCGGTTTTCCCTCCGCCGTCATCGACCGTACCGAATGGCGGCCGCCTCCGGCAATCGTCTTGTTCCGGCAGCTTTGCGATGAGCACGATCTGGATCGAACCGGAGCACGCGCGCATCCGCAGCTATACGTCCAGCTCGAAGGGCGCTCGCGCCATCGTCAAGGTCGAGATCGAGGTTGACGATCCCGATGCGCTGGGCTGGCTGCTGCGCGAGATCGCCAAGGCCCAATTGGAAGGCCCGCGGCGCCGGGCCGAGGCGGCCGAGCAGTCTCGCGCCGAGAAGAAGAGGCAGACCAACGGCCGCAAAGCGATCCGGCGGGAGAAGCTGCTCGGCCTCCCCGACTATACGGGAGGCCGGTCATGAGCGGGCCGAAACCCACTCTCGGCTATCCGAGCCGCACCGCCGCCGTGCTGGCGCTTCTCGGTGAGGGCAAGACCAAGGCGGAGATTGCCAGGAAGATCGGCATCAAGCTGGACACCGTCTCGGCACTCGAATGCTCGGCGCGGCGCTGGAACGGCGCGCGCACCGGCAATCCGGATGTCTGCCGCAGTATCCTCCTTCCGCTCGGCGTCCTCCAGCGCCTGGCGCCGGCCGCGCGGGCGAGCGGGCTACGTCGCGAGACGCTCGCGGCGTTGATCATCGAGAAAGTGGCCGAGGACAGCCTGGTCGACGCCGTCCTGGACGATGGAGATTCCCATGCCTGCTGAACGCATCCTCACTGACGAACAGCACCGGCTCGCCGAGCGCGTCGTCGCCGTGCTGAACGAGGGCGAGAACGACGCCGACGACGCCATCCGCGCCATGCTTTCCGTCATCGCGGCTACCGTGAACCATCACGAGCCTCGGCCGCGCCATGCGGAGGAGATTACGCGCTTCTATGCCGAATGGCTGATCTCGAGCGGGCGCACCGGCCGAGAAGGCCGGCTGACGACCGCACCGGCGCCGCAAACCATCGATCCGAGGTTCTTTCAGTGAGCGCCGCGGTAGATTCCGAGCCGCTTGGCGATGGCGAGGGAGGCCTCGCAATAGCGCGTGCGCTGGTCGGCCGTCCAGGAGGCCTGCTCGCCGGCGACGCGGTTGCTGGCGCGCAGCATGGGGGCGCCGTAGTCGGCCTCCATGTTCGCCGCCAGCCGGTAGAGCGCGTCGCGATCGATGTCGATGCCGCAGGCCTGCGGCGCGAAGGAGAGCGCGCCCAGGGCGTCGAGCTCATGGGCATGGTCGGCCGCCAGACACGGGCCGGTAACCATCATCGTGACAAGGGCTGCGAGCGCCGCGAGTTTTCGTTTGACGTGCATGGTCAGCAACCTAATCTCGAACCGCTCCGCAGACAAGGCGGAGTCGGGATTGGAAGCCCGAAATGGAGCGCCCTGGTCGGGCGGCGCGGGAAGCCGAAAGGCTTGCCGCATGCTCCATGCGGTCTTCCAACCTGCGTCGTCCGGCCACCAGTCGGCCGGCAAGGGGGAGAGCCATGGAACAACAAGAGCGATACCGACCGCATCCGCTGGATCGGCTCGAATATACGGTGGCGGCCCTCAAGGGGCTGGGCGACCTCATCGGCTCGGCAAAGAGCCTCCAGCAAGTCGGCGTGTCCGAATTCGCGCTGCTCTTCGGCATGCTCACCGAGGAGCTGGAGGATTGCGCGGTGGAGCTCAGGAGGAACTAGCGGGCTAGCGGTCCAGGCCGCGACCGCAGGCCAGCCGGCCGGGTCCGGCGCGGCGGCGGGGACGTTCCTATGAACGCGCTCGCGGCCATTCACGTCGCCCGTAAGCAGCTCGGGCTCGACGAGGACACCTACCGGGCCGTGGCGCTGCGCGTCACCGGCAAGGACTCCGCCCGGGACATGAGCGAGGGCGAGCGCGGCCGGCTCCTCGAGGAGCTGCGCCGGCAGGGTTTCAAGCCGACAAAAAAGGCCCTTGAGGGCCCGTTCGCCGCCAAGCTGCAGGCGCACTGGATCGCCTTGTGGAACCTCGGCGAGGTCGAGGATCGGAGCGACAAGGCGCTGCTGGCCTTCGTGAGGCGCCAGACGCACATCGACCATACGCGCTTCCTCCTCGACGGCGCCGAGGCGGCGAAGGCGATCGAGGCGCTGAAGAGCTGGGCGACGCGCGCCGGGGTCGAGTGGAGCAACGGCAAGTTCGACCCGGCCTGGCGCCGGCAGGCCGGTGCCAAGATCGCGCTGGCGCAATGGGCGCTGCTCGCCCAGGCCGGCGCGGTCGAATGGAAAGGCTTCCATGCTTTCCTCGACGACCATGCCTTCCGCCCTGTCGACCGGATGAACGCGAAGGAATGGCAGGGCGTCATGAACCGGCTCGGCGAGATGGTGCGACGGTTGAGGAAGACGGTGCGCTGATGCATGTCGACGCGACGCGGCCTTTCGCCGACTCCATCCTCTTCGACGATCTTTTCGGCATCCCGTTGCCGGTCAGGAACCGGCTCGCCGCGCGCGGCATCGTGTTCACGACCGCCCTTCAGGGAGGGCGGCCGGACTTTCGCCGGCAACATCGTCGCACCGGGCTGGGCGGAGGCCGAGAAGATCGCCTTCGGCCGCGGCCTCGGCGAACAGGTCATCGGCCAGCTGGTCGAGACGGGGGCCGGCGGATTGCCGGACTGGACGGGCCGCGAATGAGCGACAAACCCGCCATCGTCACGGACCATGCGGTTCTGCGCTATCTTGAGCGCCGGCACGGCCTCGACGTCGAGGCGCTGCGCCTGCACCTCGCGGGATTGACGGTCAACGCGGTGCGCCTCGGCGCGGCGGCCGTGACGGTCGAGAACATCAAGCTCGTCCTCGCCGAGACGCGCGATGCGCAGGGCTCGACCAGCGTCGTCACCGCGATCCCGCCGAGCTGGCCGTCGCGGCGAGGCCGCGGCGAATGACGTCCTGGCCGTTCGATCCGCTCGTGCCCTTGCGCTATGGCGCGATCATCGCCGATCCGCCCTGGGCATATGAAATGCGCTCCGAGAAGGGCTACGGCAAAAGCCCGGAAGCGCACTACGAGACAATGAGCGAGGAAGAGATCGCCGCCTTGCCGGTGGGTTATCTGGCTTCGCGCGATTGCCTCCTCGTCCTCTGGTCGACCTGGCCACACCTGCCGGTGGCGCTGCGGATCACGGCCGCCTGGGGTTTCACCTATAAGACCGGTGGCCCCTGGGTGAAGCGCACCGCATCAGGCGCCGCCGCCTTCGGTCCCGGCTACATCCTGCGAACAGCCACGGAACCGTTTCTAGTCGGAACGATGGGCCGGCCCATCTATCGCAGCCGCTCGGTGCGCAACCTGATCGATTCAGCGCGTCGCGAACATAGCCGCAAGCCCCCCGAAATGAGGGAAATGGTCGAGCGTCTTTTGCCTAGCGTGCCGGCCTGCGAACTCTTCGCGCGGGAGCCGTGGCCGGGTCATGCGGTCTGGGGCCGCGAGACCGGGAAATTCGCGGCATGACCGGCGCCCTGGATATCCCGCCGCCGGCGCGTCCCTATGTCGAGGCGCTCGGGCTCGACCGGGCCGTCGAATTCCTGCTCGAATTCGGCGGCGCCACCTTCGGCCTGCCGGCCGATCCGAAGGGCGGTTCGGAATTCGCCCGCTTCCTCGGCCTCGACCAGACGCGCGCCCTGGTGCGCCAGTTGCGTGCCCGCACCGATCACGGCTATGTTCGCGTGCCGACGGTGAAGCCCTTCCTGGCGAACTACCTCGCCGGCAAGGGCCTCACCCAGGGCCAGATCGCCCGCCGCCTGCATGTCACCGACTATGCGGTGCGCGGCTGGGTGAAAGCGCCGTCGAACCAGCTCTCCCTCCTCTAGGTGCACAGCGCGCTGTGAAAGGCGCACCGGGCTCCGGCCGGCCATTCTGCCATGACCTGGCCGGACCGCTTTCCGGCCGTTCGCATTCCGAAACCGGGGCGGTCATGGCCAAATTCTCTGCCGTTTCGCTGGCGCGTCTCGAAGGCGCGCATCCGCTCCTGCAAAAGGTGATGAACGCGGCGATCGAGAAGTTCAACTTCATGATCCTGCAGTCGCAGCGCGACCGTGCCGACCAGGAGAAGGCTCTCCGCAAAGGGAACACCCACGCGCATTTCGGGCAGTCAGCGCATAATTGGGCGCCGGCGATCGCGCTCGACGTGGCGCCGTATCCGCTCGACTGGAACGACCGCCAGCGCTTCATCGCC